CCTCAAGACACTTGTTGGTGGACCAAACGCAATTGCTGAACTAACAGGCGGAGCTTCTGCCCCAGTTTCAACATATGCTGGAACATACACCAATGGAACAACACAAGCATCTATCGATGGAACATCAGTAATTCGCTCACGCGACATTCGTACTGCTGTTGCAAAGCTACGTGCTAACAAGGCTGTTCCACGTCAAGGCGAATACTACTGGTGTGGTATTCACCCAGAAGTTTCATACGACCTTCGCTCAGAAACTGGCGCAGGCGGATGGCGTGATGACCACAAGTACGCTGAGAACGGTGCTTCTGAATTTTGGCCGGGCACTATCGGAACATACGAAGGTGCTATGTTCGTAGAGTCACCACGTTTGTTCAACACAACAGACGGAACTGGCTCAACAGGTGCAACAGGTACCTTCGGTACTTCTGGCTACACCTACGCTTCTGGCGGTACACGTGTATTCCGTACACTTGTTGCTGGTAAGCAGGCTCTCGCAGAAGCAGTGGCAGAAGAGCCACATGTTATCTTCGGACCAATTGTTGATAAGTTGATGCGTTTCCGTCCAATCGGATGGTACGGCGTTCTAGGCTGGGCACGTTACCGTGACGCAGCTTTGGTTCGTATCGAATCATCAGCTTCTATCCACAACTCCTAATCCGAGTTAGTTGCTTCCTAGCCCCTCTATTCCTTTCAAGGGGCTAGGCGGCAACACCCCTAGCGAAAGGTAGCCAATGGCATACATCTTTAAGCCACCCACGGTCAATGAAGGACCAGCGGGTTTTGGCATACTTTTCTGGCGTTACAAGATCGCCCGTGGCGATAGCATTTTAGTATTTGGAACATCGGTGTTGCGCACACGCACACCAGCAGTACAGGATACGCAATCCGCAGATTACTGCTACTTGGGTGGACATGAATATCGCATCACTCAAACAGAATATGACATTTTAGTAGGCGCTGGATACGGCGCAAATATCACAACGGTATTGGAGTAACGTGAACGCAGGTAGATATAACATTACCGTTACCAACGGTACGACCTTTACTCTTGCCCCTATCTGGCAGGTAGATAACCTAGCCGTTAACCTCACTGGCTACTCAGCCGATATGCAGGTGCGCGACGTTTCCAACAACCTTATTGTTGAACTAAGCACTGCAAATGGCAAAGCTACAATTCAGCCCGGCCTTGGCCAGACAACATTTGAACTTACTGCAACACAAACATCTGCTGCTAATTTGCCAGTAGGTAATTACACATACGCTTTTAATCTTACTGATGGCTCTGGCAATGTTTACCAGATCCTCAACGGCGCATTTAACGTGGTTGCGAGTGTGATCCAGTAATGGCCGTTACAGTCAATAGCGTTTCAACTGTACTCATTCCACAAACCACAAACGTATTTAACGTTGCTTCGGCACAGCCAATTACTCTTGAACTTGGCGTGATCGGACCGCAAGGTATTCAAGGTATTCAAGGAAACACTGGCCCAGCGATCACAGGATCGACTGGCCCTACAGGACCGACAGGAGCAATAGGTGCGACAGGAAACACTGGGCTTACTGGCAATACTGGTGCCATTGGTAGCACTGGTCCTACTGGCGCTGTTGGACAAACTGGACCAACTGGCCCACAGGGAAACACTGGTTTTACCGGATACACCGGATACACCGGATACACCGGATACACAGGATTTACCGGCAGCACGGGACCTACTGGCGCTCAAGGCAATACTGGACCGACTGGACCAACGGGAGCTGTAGGCAACACAGGCTTTACAGGATTTACAGGCTCAACCGGACCAACAGGTCCGCAGGGTGCTGCTGGCCCACAAGGCAACACTGGTAACACTGGCATGACTGGTCTAACTGGTAATACAGGTATGACTGGAATGACTGGCGTAACTGGCCCTACAGGGCCTACAGGCGCACAGGGCAACACAGGAAACACTGGCTTAACAGGTAACACTGGCATGACAGGTTTGACTGGTCCTACCGGACCTACTGGTGCCACAGGTGCGACTGGGCCACTTGCCTCTAACAATGCTCACGCTTCTGCTCGTCTTGCCACAACAGCCAACCTTGCTACCACTTATACCGCAGGTTCGGCAGATGCTGGTGGTGGCTATGGAGTTGGCGCTAAATTAACAGCCACATCAAATGGACGTGGTTCTATTGACGGAACAAACATTACTGTTGGCGATAGAATTTTAGTCAAGAATCAAACAACTCAGACTCAAAATGGTATTTACACAGTTACCACTCAAGGCGGCGCAGGCGTTGCTTATGTCCTTACCCGCGCCACTGACTACGACAACTCAACCGCTGGTCAGGTTGAATACGGCGATTTTCTCTTCGTAACTACTGGCACAGCCAACGCAGCTACTAACTGGATCCAGAACAATGTCGGCACAGGAACCAATGGCTACATCATCATCGGTACCGACAACATTACCTTTGCCCAGTCAGGCGGCGTAGGCCCACAAGGAAACACCGGAAATACGGGTGCAACGGGCGCTACAGGCGCAACTGGTGCCAATAGCACAGTTGCTGGACCTACTGGTTTTACAGGCTCTACAGGCCCTACAGGGGCTACAGGACCTACTGGAGCGGCTGGCACTAATGGTACCAACGGAACCAATGGTGCTACAGGCGCGACTGGCTTTACAGGTTCTACGGGACCTACAGGACCGCAAGGCTCAGCAGGCGTTCAGGGTAATACCGGCAACACAGGTAATACAGGAGCAACTGGTTTGACAGGTAACACTGGCGCAACAGGCGCGGCAAACCTTTGGGATATACTCATGCTTGGCGGAATGTGATACAATAGCAACGAATGAAGATTGCCGTTTACGCTATTGCGCTAAATGAAATTCTCCATGCCGAAAGGTGGGCAAAGGCCGCCGAAGGCGCTGATTACCGGATAGTAGCAGATACAGGATCAACTGATGGCACACAAGAAAAGCTACGCGAACTGGGTGTTATTGTTCACGATATTAGTGTTAAGCCTTGGCGTTTTGATGTGGCGCGGAACGCGTCTCTTGCGCTCATACCAGCGGACGTAGATGTTTGTGTCTTTGTGGATATGGACGAAGTTATCCACAAGAACTTTTTTAAGGAACTGCGCAAGCAGTGGGATCCAACGGCGCAGGCTGGCTGGGTAACATTTGATACTGGCAGCAAATGGCAGAAAGATAAGATCCATTCCCGCCATGGGTGGTACTGGAAATATCCAATTCACGAAGTAGCCATTTACTATGGCGAAGGAACGCCAAAGTATTGCACTATTAATAACGCGATCATCAGCCACAAGCCAGATGAAAACAAATCTCGCGGGCAGTATCTGCCCATGCTTGAGATGTGTGTTAAAGAGTTTCCAACAGATCCACGTGCGTGGACTTATATGGTTCGCGAGTATTACTTTTACCGTCGCTGGGAAGATGTACTTACCGCAGCCAACGCTCGCATGGAACTTGGCGGATGGAATGTTGAAGAGGCTGCCACCTGTCGGTGGGCAGCAGAAGCTGCGCACTATCTTGGCAAAACCGAAGAGTCAGCCAAATGGGTTGATCGTGGAGTGCAGATCCTTCCTACCGAGGGCGAGCCTTGGTTCTCAGTGGCACTAGATGCTTACCGCAACAAGCGTTGGCAACAATGTTTAGATGCTTCTATCAAGGCCATCGAATGTCCGCGTAGCGTTCATCATTGCTATGACGCTTCTGTTTGGAACTGGAAAGCCTACGATCTGGCGAGTATCGCCTCATGGGAACTAGGTTTTATAGATGAAGCAATTACTTTTGCCGTTGCCGCCAGCAAAGCCAATGGCGAAGAAAATGATCGAGTCTTACGCAATTTGAAATTCTTTAGACAAGCCAAGGAGAAACATGGCACTCGGAGATAACTGCCGTTCTGGTTGTTTAGAAAAGAACCACGAAACATATATCGATTGCTTGCAGGATGCAAACATCCATACCAATGCCGGTGATGCAGCAGGCAACAAGACAATGAACAAGAGAAGTTGGAACGCTGAATTAGATGCGTATGCGGCTGCTCGGTCACAAGGTATTCAGCCAGCAGGCACAACTATGCGGGCAGTTAATGAAGCAAAGGCAGCTAGCGACACGCTAGGCGTAGCCTTTGATGCAGGCACAATGCCTGCCGCAAAGCAGATTACCAAGCACAAGGCCAAGGTAATGAAAGAAGTGGGAGTAATCTAATGGCAGCAGCAAAAAAGGGCATGGGCTTTAAGGCCGCCCAAAAGTCGATTGCTAAAAAGTCTGGCGTATCAATGGAGAGCGCAGGAGCGATCCTTGCATCTTCAACACGCAAGGCAAGCCCAGAAGCAAAGAAGGCAAATCCAAATCTCAAGAAGGTAGCAATGCCTAAGAAAAAGGGTGGTAAGTAATATGTGCATGTCATGTGGATGCAACAACAACGCAGTCAGCGTTTCAACTGACGAACTAAACGGCAAGCCAAACATCGACCCAAAGGGTGGATACAAGGGCGTTGGCGGTACAGTAACTTGGCCGGCAAAGTAAAGCAGACCGGCGCTAAAAAGCAGGCTGTATCTGATTCGGTCACCATTGGTGGCCAGAAGCATGTTGTCACACGCGCCAGTAATGGGGATGTAATTGTCAATCATCCCAATTCAAAGAAGACAACATTCAAGAAAATTGATCTGACTAAAAAAGCAGATGTAAAGACCGTTGCCGCTGGCGTGGCTGCGGTTAAGAAGTGGCATAAAACCCATCCAGCGAAAGGCAAGTAAATGGCAATAGATGATGGTAGGACAGTAGTTTATCATTTGAACCGTTTGGCAGGAACCATCACTAATTCAGTGCCACAGCTTGATATTGCCGGTGCCGCATCCAAGTGGGCATTTAACGTAACAGGCAAGCCTTACACTCGTACTATCGATGCGCTCAATGCTATCTACGCATACCGCAATGGTGGTAAGAATTTCTACCTAGATACTCCCGGCGTTCTTAACGCTCTTGCTGGCGTGACCGGGTATGGCGAAGCGGCAGCAGCATCGAGGATTACATCGTGACACTTTTTTCAGAACTTATCGATGAAACGGCTTTAGCCCTTACGGGCTATACCTCTCGTCAAGACCAAGCCACATTCCTTACTGCGCCAATGGGCGCTACGGATACAACCTTTGTGGTTGCCGATGGCACAGTCCTCACGCGCGGTATTGTGGAAATTGATGAAGAGTTGATCTGGGTTGATTCATTTGACCGCACAACAAACACTGCCACCGTGCCACCGTATGGTCGTGGCTTTAGAGATACAACGCCTGTACCTCACAGCGCTGGTGTGCGCGTTACTGTTTCACCTTCATTCCCACGGGCAATGATCCGCAAAGATATTAACGAAGCAATTGACGCTATCTACCCAAGCCTCTTTGGTGTGTACTACACCACATTCCCATTCATTGCTTCTCGCACAACTTACGCTTTGCCACAAGAAGCAATTGATGCTCTAGCAGTTTCTTGGCAGACCATTGGGCCATCTTTGGAATGGCTACCAGTACGCCATTATCGCATTGACCGCACTGCTAACCCAGTGGTCTGGAACAGCGGAAAGACAATTTCCATCTCCGATGGAATTATTCCGGGTCGTACCGTGCAGGTTGTTTACACTAAAAAGCCTACACAGTTGCAGAACGATAGCGATGACTTTACAACTAGTGGCCTTCCAGACTCAGCTCGAGAAGTAATCATTCTTGGAGCGGCATACCGCTCAGCGGCTTATGTCGATATGGGTCGCGTTCCAGCATCCTCTGCCGAAGCAGGATCCATGGATCAAAGCAACCCGGTTGGCACAGCAACCAATATGAGCCGTTATTTCTACCAGATGTACCAGCAACGCCTTGCGGTGGAAATGGCACGTCAATCAGAACAGTACCCACCACGCACTCACTACAGCCGATAGGTAGATAAATGACAAGATACTACTCAGCCACAGCGCAGGATACTACGCTTACCAGCTCCGTTACTAACTCTTCCACTTCAATTGTCGTGGCTGCTACCACTGGCTACCCAACAAGTTATCCATTTATTCTTGCCCTTGATTACAATACTTCGGCAGAAGAACTTGTGGCAGTTACCAGCGCATCTGGTTTAACACTTACCGTAACGCGCGCCTATAACGGAACAACTGCACAAACTCACGCCGTTGGCGCAGTCGTGCGCCACGTCATTACAGCTCAGGATCTGACCGATGCTCAAAACCATTATGGTCTAACCAGCGGCGTTCATGGCGTTACAGGATCTGTTGTTGGCACAACCGATACACAGACATTGACCAACAAGACCATCACGGGTGCCGTTATTACTGGCACTAATTTAACCGATTCTGGCAATACTTTTCCATCAAACCTTGGCAATACTTTTACGGTTAACGCTCAAACTGGCATAACTTATACCCTTGTAGCATCAGATACTAACAAATTGGTCACTGCTACCAATGCGTCAGCGATCACCGTAACAATTCCAGCAGGGGTATTTAGCGTTGGCCAGTCCGTAAACATTACACAGTTAGGCGCAGGGCAAGTTACCTTCCAAGGTGATGGCACATCTACGGTCTATTCAACGCCCGGAGTTAAACTTCGCGCCCAGTACAGCATCGCAACCGTTGCTTGTATCGCTAATAACACATTTCTACTAGTGGGAGATTTGACAGCATAATGGCTACCGCATACGTAATATTAGGAAACGTCACACCTTCAGCGGCTGGAACATCAACCCTTGTTACTGGCTCAACTAACGGCTCAATCGTTGGTTCATTTAACGTCTGCAACCGCAGCGGTAGTACAGATTCAATCCGTGTCAGCATCACCAAATCTGGTGGCTCTGCCTACTACGTTTATTACAACTTTAACGTCCCAGCTTATTCATCAATCCGTGAAACACCGGGCTGGACATTAGCGTCAGGCGATACAATCACAGTCTATTCCACCGTAGGAAGCACCGACTTTATTGCGACAGGAAGTACCCTCTAATGGCATCAACATTACAAACATCAGCCAGCGCGTATCCTTCACTTTCTTTTAACGCCCAGACAGGAACAACTTACACATTTGCATTAACTGACGCTAATAACACCTTGGTAACTGCCGCTAATGCATCGGCCATTACCGTTACCGTGCCACCCAACTCATCGGTTGCGTACCCAGTTGGCGCAATCCTTCAGATTGCTCAGACTGGAGCTGGACAGGTGACTATCGCAGCTGGTTCTGGCGTAACCATCAATTACACACCGGGCCTTAAACTCCGCGCTCAATACTCCGTCGCTTCATTGGTTCAAACAGCCGCCAATACTTGGCTGTTGTCGGGAGATGTGACAGCCTAATGCCACTACTACCTTCAATTGCTTCACCTATGCACGGCGCTATGGTGCCGATTGCGTATGCGCCTTTATCTTCATCAGGGTTGTTTGTTTTTACAAATATTCCACAAAATTATCAAGATTTGAGAATTGTTGCATTTTTGCGTTCTAACGCATCTTCAACAACTGACCAAGCAGCATTTTGGTTTGGAAATTATGGAGCAAACATTTATGGCGAAACATATTTACTAGGAGATGGTTCTAGCGCTTCTTCATCAAGGGGTTCAGCTCAAGCAGTTTTTCAAAGTAGTTCAATTATTCCAGCCGCTACATCCACAAGCGGTGTTTATGGTTCAGTAACTATTGATATTTTGAATTATGCAAATACTTCTACATATAAAACTGTAATTACAAGAACCGCCGCTGATACAAACGGTAGCGGAAGCACAAGACTTGCCGTTGGTTCTTATCAATCAACTTCTGCAATTTCCAGCAAAATTACAATAGTAGCCAATAACGCTACAAGTCAATTTTTTGCTTCAGGTTCATCTGTTGCTATCTACGGCATTAGAACGGTTAACCAGTGAGCAAGCCTTGCGTAATTGAAGATTGCGCTAGAGCAAGAGTTGCTCGTGGGTGGTGCGGTATGCACTATCGCCGATGGAAATTGTATGGCAATCCAGTTGAGTATTTTCGTTCTGATTGGAGTAAGCGTCGTATTAAAAAGAATGGCTATGCCCAATTGCGGGTTGAGCAACCAGATGGTCAGAAGGTTTACATCCTTGAACATCGCCACATTATGGAACAGCACCTTGGCAGAGCGTTAAAAAAAGGTGAACAAGTGCATCACAAAAATGGTGACAAGTTAGACAACCGCATAGAAAATCTTGAATTGTGGAGCAGTCAGCAACCATACGGACAGAGAGCAGAGGATAAAGTGAAGTACGCTATTGAAATCCTAGAGCAGTATGCTCCTGAGTATTTGGCAAAGGTAGGTCAGTAAATGTCTATGTATCCTATTGCAACTCAAACCGTTGGCGCTGGCGGTGCGAGCAGTATTACCTTCTCGTCTATCCCTAGCACTTATACACATTTGCAGTTGCGATATTTTTCTAGAGGAACTTATGCAACTTCTTCACCAACTGCGGTTGCTTATAGATTTAACTCTGATACAGGTTCTAATTATGCAATTCACTATCTGTACGGCGATGGTAGTGCTACAACCGCAGGAGCATTTACATCTGTAACTGTTGGATACGCAGGAAATATGTCCGATGCTTTCAATAGTTCAAATGTATTTGGTGCGGGAGTAATGGATATTTTAGATTATGCCAATACTAATAAATATAAAACCACACGCTCTATTGACGGCTATGATGCAAATGGAAGTGGCCAAGCACTTATGCACTCAGGATTGTGGCAAAGTACATCTGCAATTACATCAATTACTTTAATCGCTGGAGCAGGTAATTTTGACCAATATTCTTCCTTCGCACTTTACGGCATAACAACATCATCAGTAACGGGGGCATAAAGTGAGCGTATTTTTACAACCTATTTATACCCAGACTATTTCCAATAGCACAACAAATGGAATATATTTTAATAACATTCCTCAAACATTTACTGATATTCAAATAAGGTTTTCTGTAAGAAGTTTGTATGCTGGTGCAAACAACACAGCCTTCTTTTATTTTCAAGATGGTGGAAATAATGCAAATTATTCTGAGACTTATTTTTATGGAAATGGTTCAACTGCTGGTTCAACAAGAGTAGGAACTGGTGGAGTTGACTACGGAACAGGAATTTTTGCAATCCCTGGAAATACTACAACCGCAAATACATTTGGGTCAGGCGATATTTACATTCCAAATTATGCGGTATCAGGAAACAAACATAGTTATATTATGGATATTGTAAGTGAAAACAATTCCGCAACAACAGGTATTTATTTGGAACTTGGTGCGGGATTGTTTAATTTAACAACCGCAATTACAGGTGCAGGTTTTTATTTACAAGGCGGTAATTATTTTGCACCAAACTCAACATTCTCACTCTACGGCGTACTTCGCCAAGGCGTTTAACAACTAACTAAGGAGCAAAAATGGGTTTGTGTGCGATTGACGAATGTCAACGCAATTCTAAATCACGCGGTTGGTGCGATATGCACTACAAGCGGTGGCTTAGAACAGGCAACCCATT